TCAACCAAGTTATGTCTATGATAGCTGATATAGGTGATGCTAGTTTACTTATGGGTGAAGAGTGGACAAAAGATAACTTACTCAAGGTATCTCTACTACTAGCTCAAGGTGTAACAAGTAAATCTTATCTTGCTGGCTTACAATCGTTTGTAGACTTGTTTGGTGCAAAACCCGGACAGCCTGCAAGAATAGGAGCTAACTTGATGAACAACACAATACCTTTAGGCGGTCTACGTAACGAACTTGGTAAACTATTTACACCATACATGAGAGAACTAAACTCAGGTCTAGTTGACTCTCTTAGAAACAGAAACCTATACGCAGAGGGTTTACCCGGTGAGGACTTACCAATCAAGTATGATATACTTAATGGTAATCCAGTCAAGCCATATGACTTTATGACTAGAGCATTTAACATGTTTAGTCCTATACAGTTTAACCTAAGCCAAAGTCCCGGTAGAACCTTACTATTTAATAGTGGCTATGACATGAGACTGTCAGTTCTATACTCTCCAGAGGGTGATAACCTAACAGACGAGCCTAGACTTAGATCAGCATTTCAGAAAGCTATTGGAGATCAGAACCTAGAAGTTAGACTAAACAGACTAGCAGAAGATCCTAAGATACTAGAATCTATTGCAGAAATGAATAGGCTAATTGCTACAGGACAAAGAACTGAGTATGAGGTCATGGACTTTTACCATAACAAACAGATAGATGCAATATTCCAAGCTGCTAGAAAATTAGCGTGGCAGCAAGTTAGTGCAGAACAGCCAAGGATAGCTGAAATAAAAGAAGAAGAAAGAGCAAAGAAAGCAAAACGACTAACTAAAACTAAAGAAACATTCCAATCGGAAATTCAAGTACTACAACGTATTTATAAATAATGGCATCCTTTACACAAATTAACAATGCAGGGTCTGGTAATCAAAACTTTGTAATAAAGACTAGAACCTCTGATGAAATAAAGGTGTACGTAAATGGCGTTCTGAAAACTGCAACCACACACTATAATATTAGTCCCTATAGCTCTACCGGCACAAGCACTGTAGTTTGGACTACTGGTAATGAACCCGGCAGTAGTGATACAGTACGCATAGTACGAGACACAAAAATACTTAAAGCTGATCTATCTGACGTAGAGGGAGTACACGAGTATACAGCTGGATCTTCAGTCAAAGCTGGAGATCTAAACGCTAACCAAGTACAAGTACTACGAGCTCTAGAAGAACAGGACGATCAGAAAATACAGACTTATGATATAGAAGATAAGGCTGTAACAAGAGACAAGATAGCACTAGATGCTATAGATGGCACTAGGCTAGCCGACGATGCAGTTGACTCTGAACATATAGCAGCTGATTCTATCGACTCTGAGCATTATGCACCGGGGTCAGTTGATGCTACAGCTATAGCTAGCAATGCAGTTACAACAGTCAAAATATTAAATGACAATGTAACTATGGAAAAGCTAGGTAGTGGTGCATTACCTACAGACATAACAGTTAGTACTGATAACATAGTTAACGGTACAATTACAACAGCTGACATAGGTGCAGATCAAATAACCAATGCACTTATAGCTGATGACCAAATAGATTCTGAACATTATGTAGATGGGTCTGTTGATCGTCAACATTTATCAGCAGACATAATAGACAGTACTAGATTAGCAGATGAATCAGTTAACTCTGAGCATTTTGTAGACGGATCTATAGATAGAGAACATTTAGCAGCTGACATCGTAGATAGTACTAAGATAGCTGATGATGCTGTAAGATCTGAGCATATACAAGCTGATGCTGTTACTGACTCTGAAATATTAACCGGTACATTAGACAATAGATACTACACAGAAACCGAACTAGATGCTGGACAACTAGATAACAGATACTTTACAGAACAAGAATGTGAAGATAATTTTCTTAGACAAAACTCTTCTGAGACTATAGCTAGTGGTGTCACATGGAATAGCTCTGATGCTTTTGTAGCAACCACTGCTGCGATTGACTTACGTGTTATAGAACTTGTAGATAATGTAGGTGGTTTTGTACCTATTGCAAATGAGACAAGTTTTCCTACAGCTAACCCTGATATAAATACCAGTGGTAGTGAAAAAGGTGGTACTATAGTTTCAGTGCAAGCAGCCTCAACTGACTTAGCACCAAGCGGAACTACAGTTACTATTGCAAACGGCAGAGGATCTGGTTTACCTGTTATTATTACAGGTGTGTCTGCTACCATACCTTCGGGTTTTGGATTCTTGGTAGAAACAACTGCTACAGATCATACGTACGCATTTCATAGATTAGTACCAAAAGCAACTGAGGTATCTACTGTAGCTGCAAACGCTGTTAACATAGCAGCAGCTGGAGCTAACGTAGTAGATATAAATAACTTTGCTGATCTTTACCAAATAAGTACTTCTGCACCTACACAAAGAGCTGACTCTTCATCACTACAAGTTGGTGACTTATGGTTTGATAGTTCATCTAATAAAGTTTTGATGATCTATGATGGTAGCTCTGGTGACGGATTTACAGCTGCTACACCTAACGCATCTGACTTAATTAACATTAATATTGTTGCTGGTCAACTAACATTCCAAGAAGATTTAGGTCTAATTACAAACTCTGTAGCAACAGGAACAGGTAATCAAACACTTAACACAGTTGCTGGAATAGCAAGTAATGTAACTACCGTTGCTGGTATATCATCAGATGTAACTGCGGTTGCAGCAGACGCAACTGACATAGGAGCGGTAGCTGGTAAAGCAACAGAAATAGGTAGGCTTGGAACTGCTGACGCTGTGGCTGACTTGGCTATTTTAGGTACAACTGCTATTGTTTCTGATTTAGATACACTAGCTGACATATCGAGCAACATCACAACTGTAGCTGGGATATCTAGTAACGTAACCACTGTAGCTGGTATAGCTAGCAATGTAACTGCTGTTGCAGGCAACGCTACTAATATTAATGCAGTAGCTGCTGATGCCACAGACATAGGAGCTGTTGCAGGCAAGGCTACTGAGATAGGTAGATTAGGTACAGCTGATGCAGTTGCAGACTTAGCAATACTTGGTACTACTGATGTCGTAGCTGACTTAAACACTTTAGCTACCTCAGCAATTGTGTCTGATATGGATACATTGGCTGACATATCTAGTAACATAACAACAGTTGCTGGTATAGATTCTAATGTAACTACAGTAGCTGGTATATCCGCAAACGTAACAACTGTTGCCGGTATATCAAGTAATGTAACTTCTGTAGCTAATAATGCAAGTAATATTAACAGTGCAGTCAGCAATGCTAGCAACATTAACAGTGCGGTCAGCAATGCTAGTAATATAAATAGTGCAGTTAGTAATGCAACTAATATAAATACCGTTGCTGGCATATCTGCAAACGTGACTACAGTAGCTGGCATAGCTAGTAATGTAACAACTGTAGCTACTAACAACTCTAACGTAAGTACTGTAGCAACTAATATTACAGATGTAAATACATTTGCAAATCGCTATCGTATTGCGTCTTCTGCACCAAGCACAAGTCTTGATGTTGGAGATTTATACTTTGATACTTCAAGTAATGAATTAAGAGTTTACAATGGCTCTGCATGGCAGGGTGGTGTGACAGCTACAGGAAGTTTAGCTGGTTTAACTGCTAACACATTTTCTGGTAATCAAACAATTAATGCAAATATTATTGTATCTGGAACAGTTGACGGTAGAGACGTAGCTGCTGATGGTACTAAACTAGATGGCATTGAAAGTGCTGCTACAGCCGACCAAACAGCTGCTGAGATTCGTACACTTGTAGAATCAGCTTCTGATAGTAATGTATTTACAGATGCTGACCATAGTAAACTAAACGGTATAGAAGCTTCGGCTACAGCAGATCAAACTGCTAGTGAAATTGTAGCTCTCATAGCTGGACAAACTATTGCTCCTAACGTAATAACAACAACTAACTTAACTCTTGACTTCGGATCAATCGCATAATGGCAAAATTATTAAAACTAAGACGAGGAACTACCTCGCAACATGGTAGCTTCACTGGGGCCGAAGGAGAAGTTACTGTTGATACAGACAAGGAAACTCTTGTCGTACATGACGGCTCAACCGCTGGAGGTCATCCAGTAGCAGCAGAGGATATGGCTAACGTATCCTCCGCTTCTATTGCTGGTAGACTAGGTACAGATTCTATAGCAACAAGTAAGATTGCTGCTGGAGCTTTACCTACAGACGTAACCATAGCTAGTGCAAACATAGTTAACGGAACAATCGCTACTGATGATATTGGAGGGAACCAGATTACAACTGGTAAGATAGCTAATGATGCTGTAACAAATGCAAAGATAGCTGACGATGCTGTGGATACTGCACAAATAAATAACAATGCAGTTACTAATTCTAAACTAACAAGTGATGCAGTTACTGGAGCTAAGATAGCTGATGATAGCATAAACTCCGAACACTATGTAGATGGTTCTATAGATCATCAACATCTATCTAACGACTGTATAGACGGAGATAACATACAAAATGATG